CTGTACTGGATTACCCGGTACAATACACTCTGGATAAGATACTGCAAAGCATTGTGGGTGTTCTGTCTCACCATCTATTTTTAATTTAGGCCAATTTCTCCAAACCCATTGAACAAATTCTTCTGTGTAATGACCGGAACCAAATCTATGATATCTTTCTGAAATTAAAGCCTGGATATGCTTAATAGTCCATAAAAAATTAGAGCTAGTCTCTCTTGCCCACTTGGTCATTGGATGATTATAATGACCATGTTTACGCGGAGTGCCCTTTTGAGTGCGAGGACAATCTGATTCTGCTAATCTTTCTAAGGGATACGCTGCTGCCAGGAGTTGAGACCCTTCTATAATAATCTTATTAACATGAAGATCTTGATAATATTGAGCTGCCTTGAAAGGATCTTTATCTAAAATAAACAAATTCATAATTATTGTTTAATATTTTCCATCTTTTCTAAGATTTTAGCACGCCTTTCTTCGCGGGAACCTGTAATAATTGTAACATTATCACAATTTTTAATAACATGCTTGATATATCTATCAATTTCTTCTTGATATTCTGTATCAACCTTGCGTATTCCATCATCTTCCATTTTAAATTCAATAGGAATATAGAATATCTGTGTATATAACGGAATAAATGCATCCATTAATGTGTATACAATATCCCAACACTTCGAAGAAATAAGCTTTTTTCTCCACGCTGCTTCCATATAAGCAAATCCGTCTATAACACAACGATCTGCAAACCAATTTTTCTCTGCAAATCTACTTACATGACTAGCTTGTACTACATATTGTACAAAATCATCGCCACTATCATTAATTTTTATACCCATTTCAAACAATTTACGAGCATTACTGGTATTAAAAATAGGACTAATATCATGTTCTAATATCAAATCATTCTCTAAATCCTTTAAAACTGTGGTTTTACCTGTTCCGTGAGCTCCACATAGTGCATATTTTTTCATACTTTACTTATATTACTATTAAAAACCTGGAAATCAAAGCAAAAAAAAACACCCACCTTGTGAGTGGGTGTTTTTAAGCTTAACTAGCCTAGCTGTTATTATAGATACAAGCGTGAACCTGCACCACCAGCGGAGAAGTCTGATCCTAATCCCTTGACGATGATTAAGTGGTAGTATAGCGATGCGCCGAAGATGTAATCTACGACACCATAACGAGTCATCAAACCAACACGTGGTGTGAAGTCGTTAGCGCCAACTGTACGTTGAATCATCACAGGAATATAAGGACAATAGACAATACCGGTATCGTAGTACTCAGTGCCTTTGTATCCTAATAGAGCGTATTCCAAAGAAGCGGAACGTGCACCGGAAAGGTTTTGAGCCTCTGTACGAGTGTCACGGTAAACTGTGAAACGGCCACCAACTGTACCAACTTTGGCGATGCCAGTTGGTTGTGTGTTGATGTTTCCATTAACAGTCATCCATGTGAACTCGGGTAGCATTTCTAGAATTGTGCAAACGCGTGGAGTTGCTATAATGAAATTAGCAGAACCACGACGATTACGAATAGCAATTCTATTTGCTTCAACGATTACCTTGGAATAGAAGTCGCGATTGCGTTCTCCTAACCAACGTGCATCTGCTGAAGCTGCATACCAGAAGCTATATCCTGTACCTGCGCCAGCGTTTAGAGAAATTTGGAGCATTCTGACAATCATTTCACGGTCGATCTCGGCTTGAATTTCATAGCTCATCGCGTTTGTCAATTCAGAGTCGATATCTAATCCGTTCATGTTCTTCAAGTCTTGCTCTAATTCTACAGACCAACGAGCAGCTAGACGGCGTGTACCGGCTTCTACTGCGATCTTGGAGAACTCAACAGTCACTTGAGGAATATTACCAGTCAATTCCAATTGGCTCAAAATAGCAGCTACACCTTTATCAGCGTCAACCATTTCAAAGTCTGCGTTTCCGGAGATTTGAGATGAAGATGCGCCAGTAAAGCGTGTATCTAAATTTTGATAACCAATTTCACGAGCTGCGATTGTATCTGCACCGAATAGATTACTACGATTGATGTTAGTGCCACTTGGGGTAGCACCATTTGCATAACCGTCTAATCCATTAGCACCGAGACTTTGTGGCTCGTATCTATAACGCATAGCGAATGCCATTCCAACCGGACCACTCATGGGCTGAACACCAACGATTTCGTTAGTAATCAACTCTGGGAAAGTACGGCGAACCATCGGAATTAATACTTTAGGCATACGGGCATCACCTGTAGCATAACGATCGTTACCAGTTGTGGCACCAAAAGCGTAGTTGGGGCTGTACAAAGCAGTGCCGGGGGAGCCAAAGACTCCTCCACCACCGGATGTGTTAGAAGCTTCTTCTAAGCACCAACGTTCTTGGTTTTCCATCAACATAGCGGTCGCTAGACGGCTGTGCTCGTTTTCAATAGGGCTAACCTTTTCACTTGAAAAATCTAGCATTGGAGCCCATTTTTCAAGCAATTGTGTTGCTCTACTAGCATTAATATAACCTGGAGCGGAACTTACATTACTCATATGTTTTATTTTTTACTGTGGATATATTTCGGGAAATTCGTCGTGAATTTCTCCAACTGGAAATTAGCGAACGCTTTTTAAGGCGCTAACGTAAAAATCTACCGGTGAAGACTGACTCGTTTTGGTTGTAGATTCATTAATTGTTTGAGTCGGTACTTTGGCATCTTTAGAAATGGCAGTTTTTGCTGCTACTTCTGCTATGTTGTTAGTAAGATTTCTGTCTTCTCTTTCAAACATTTGAACAACATAGTTAAAATTTTCTTCTATATAAGAAGGTGATTTATCATTTAAAATTTTACTGATAAAATCTTTTTTAGTTGAAGACATACCTTTTGTTTTTTGTTCTAACAAAAGAGATGCTTTGAAATTTTTCAATTGTTCATTTAATTGAAGCTTTTCTTGATGAGATTCTTGTAGTTGAGATTCTAGTTCATCAATACGGCGTTTACCGGTGACAACAACCTTTTTAACATTTTCGTTAATAGTACCCGGATCTAATGCTAAAAGTTTTTTGATTTGTTCTAATTGAACTCTAGCTGATGTATTGGCAACTGCTTCTTGTAATTGATCTTGAGGAACAATTTTATCTAAATAAAGATCTAAATAATTGCTCATTTCTTCTACAATCTTGTTACTAAATTTTTCTGCCTTCTCGTTAATGGCTTTTCTATAATATGAAACCAATGATTCTAACTTAACAGCATGATTGGAATTAATAGCCTCTACTACTTGTTGTAATTTTTGAGCGTGATCTTTATCGATAGCTTCTAGCAAATTTTTTAATTTACCGGCATGATCTTCGTCTTGCTCTTTTAAAGCCTTTTCTACTTCCAATGAAATTTGATTTTTGGCTTTTTCATCTACAGCTGCATTAAATGCTTCTGCTATAGAAGTTGCGGTTTCTTCACTTAATGTGTTTGAATCTATGTTTTTGAGAATAGCTGCTATATTCATATTAAAGTTATAAATTATTTAGTCTTGGAGTTGCCCATTTTGGCATTTTTTTTGCCTTGTTTCATTTTTGCTAAAAAATCAGCCTTCTTGGAAGATTTTGATTTTTGCTTCTTTGCTTCTTTTTTAATTTTTTCTTTCACCTTTGCTTCAATAATAGTAGCTAGGGTAGAATTGGCGTAAGCATATTGTTGTTCACATATTTGAGCAACAAATTTAGAAATTAATTGACGACTATTCATAGTTAAGAATATTTATATCTAATGGCGGGCTGATTACGATTTTTTTAAAGCTTCTATAAATAATAAAATGTGTTCCTTTAAATATGAATCTACATTTCTTCGTGGAAGAGTTGCTATTGATTTTTCAAACTTATCATATGCTGGAGCAAATTCTCCGTCTTCGTTCAAAACCCATTGTTTAGATTCTAAAATACCATTTACAAAAGCTGTAGGAACAGATGGATCTGCCACAACATCAACTGCTACTAATTTAAAATCTGCTACTTTGTTTACACCATTCTTATCTGGTTCTAATTTTCCTAAAGATCTACTAGATACACCCAACTTGACTCCATCTAATATTAAGGAACGAACCAACTGTCCCATAGGATTAGATAAAATACGGGATTTACCTTCAAAGATGTTTCCGTTTTGTTTCATCTCTGTTACGAGATGACAAACTCTTTCTAAATTAATATCAGGTGTTTGAGGGTGATTTAATTCTCCAGTAGAACGAGAATTGTTTATCATTTCAGAAGTATAACGATTGACTTCTTTTACCATTTCCTCTAAAGGATATATTCTTTTATTTTTATTAGCTTCATTAGCCATTAAAAACGGGCCTTGAATAAACATATTTGAAGGAGTATTACGATTTTTCTCCTCAATTAAATACTTTACTTCATATGTTGGTTCCTCTACTAATAAACGATAAACGTTGTTACTCATAAATGGTGTTAAAAATATTTATACGGATGGGTGGTCAATTCTATACATATAATCTTATATTTATACGTCAAGATGCTTTTCTGTTAATTTAATGAAAATATATCCGTTTTTTTTGCACCATAATTCTGCTGCCTCCCATTTAGCTGAATTAATAATATATTGAGTTTGTTCGTATAATAAAGTTTTTTGGCTTTTTCGAGGAGAGAAAACTGGTTGTTTTG